CTATAGCTTTTCTCGGTCTAGTGTCTGAAGGGTACTTACTCTCAAATATATTCAATACATCCTCAGCGAAAGCTATAGCTATAGCTACGCATAACTGTTTATTACCTGTTTTAGTTAAACACCAAAGCATGTCTTTCATACCATGAGATTTGTATATATCTAACACATTGACAGGTACCAAAAATTTTGCTGCATCCATATCAGCAGGCAGCCTGTCTTTCCACTCATCGCTACATGGTTTAGCAGCTACAATATCTGCTATTGTAACTGTTACTTTGTGTTTCCCCTTCATGATTACTGATTCCATGATTACTGACCTTTCTTTTAGGGTGATGCAACATTGCATCATGATACACTCTGTCACAGCATATCATGCTACATAGTGTACTACACAGTGCAGACTTTCTCACATTTGCCAGTTATTAATCTGCCACGCAATAGTGATAAACAGCAGTGCTGAAGATGATGCAGTAGCCTTTGGCTATACCTCCCAATAACTTACTTCAATCCTCAAGTTATCCCATTTTACCACACTGTACACCTGTACCAGTCTCCTGTCAATACCCCGTAACCAGCTATGATACTGATATACGGAAGTAAATATGCGAAATCTTTTAACCATGATTGTCTCCATCTCTATTAGTTACTCTGACTATAAATCTATTCCTAACTCTTTTAGCAGATCATCCTGCTGTAAACTCTTTGCTATACTCTTTGCTTTACTAACACTATAACTGTGATACGTACTACCATTATACCCTAACACCAACATAATAGCTCTAAACTCTGGGCCGTGAGCTTGTTTAGCTCTAGGGTATAACCTAAACTGTATTACATGTGCTAATTCGTGTGCAATTGTTCTATCGAATTCTGTATGATTCTCCATAGAACATATAAAGGCTAGATTATACTTAATCCCTTTAGTTAGATTAAAGTATGCCACTCCCGCATACTTTGTTGCTTCAGAACTGCACACAATTTTAGGTGGCTGTTCTGGCAACTCTTCATAATACATTCTAGCTATTTTCCATATAGCTGAACTGGTAGCTAGAATGTATTGTTCTGCGTCATAACTATTAAGCATTATTTCAGTCCCCCATATATCTCATATACCTGACATACCCAGTATACCCAGTATACCTCACATACCCCATATATCTTCATATCACCCCACCCCTCACTGTAATTTACCCCTCTTTTTCAGTCTTTCCTGTTTACCAACTACTCATGCCCAAGACCTGTAATATCTGACATAATTCTCTTAGTGTAACTTTTAGGCCGTCAATAAATTTTCAAAATACATCATACCCCCTAGTTACCAACTACTGCTATACATAACTACTAACTTACCTGTTTGTACCCTGACTAGTTGCTAACTAACCAAACCCGAAAAAGGGGTCGGATTTCCCGCATACCTCACGTGATATGTGGATATGTGAGGTATGTGAGGTATCCTGTATATGTGAGGTATGTCAGTTATGCCGGATATTCCAGTTATATGGGGGATTCATTGTTAGTTCATTAACTTGCACACTGTGATATACAATGCGCAAGTTAGGAACTATCTGCTAGCCTTACAGTCCCAAATTCATCAGCATGTCATCTGCACCAACTGTCTGATTCAGTTTTTCCCTCAAGCGACCAGTCATGTTGTCACCTGTATCGCTTGCATCCAGCGCCATGTTAAGTGCCTTCTTAACTCGTTCATCAAATTGCACAGGCTTACGGCTGGACAGTTTAGCCAAGTTATCACGCATCTGATTAGCTACCTGCTCAATGCGCTTGATGTCTCCCTCAGTAGCAGACTCGCTAATACCAAGCCTGTCAGCCAGTGCGACCAGTACCAGCTCCCGCGCATCTGCATCGAACCAACTCTTGATACGCTCTTCAGAGAGTTGTCCGATACCGCTGGATTCGTTGATAGCTACTGCTACGGCTTCAAGGTTGGCAACAGACAGTGCGGAGAACTGCAACACCTTATCACCTGCAATCGCCCGCTGTTTCACTGCTTCCGCTTGCAGGCCATGCAGCGCGTCAATCAAGTACGCTGTGATTGCAGGGTATTGGCTGTAATCTGCCAAGCCTGTAATCTCTGGCACTTCCACTGCGAGGCTCATGCCAAGCTTGGAGTTTTCCCCCTTCTTGATTAGCTTGCACCAGCGATTACCACTGCTTACGCTCTTGCCCTTGATGCTGTCCATCGGAACAAAGGCAGCAGAGTGCAGCACTGGTGCCAAGGTGCTAGCGGGCAGTTGGTTGTTGTTGCTCAGATTGTTGGTTGTTGTTTCCATGATGTCGTAACTCCTATATAAGAGTGTAGCGAGATGCTACACCTACCCTTATAGGAAGCAATACTCATGCCAAGCCGCGCTCACTGCTAACTCATTGATTACACTACATTATAACCTGCAATAATGATTCTTGACTGCCGCAAATTGTCACCTCTACTACCAATTATTGTCACTTCCCTTGTAACTCCCTAATTACTAACAACTAACTCACTGACAATTATTGTCACTACCTGCGCCAATCATTGCAGTAAGTACTCACTCACTGCCGGAGGGGGTAGCGACCCTTTTTTGGTCTGAGGTGCTTCCTATACCTATGACAATCTCCACAATTTCCTAAACTTTTTCAAGCATCCCCTGTTGCATCTTAGTAACTAACAACATATAATAAGTTATAATTAGTTTAGTAAACCTCTCGGAGTACTCAATCATGGCCGCAAATCCAATAGTAGTTAACACAGACAGTAACATTAAGATTTACGAAGGTACAGCTGGTCGCGCGCTGGAAATGTTAGGTAATGGTTTAGCTCCAGTAGTAGTTTCCTCAGCGTTAGGAATAAGCGAAAGTTACATCTCCCAGCTTCTTGGGGAGGAGCAATTTTCCGCACAAGTTACAGCTAAACGGTTTGCTAATCTTCAGGCTGCAACTACCAGAGATCGCGATTACGATAGTATTGAAGATGCACTAATAGCGAAGATGAAAGACTTGCTTCCAATGATGTACAAACCTATGGAAGTGCTTCGCGCTATTACAGTAATCAACGCTGCTAAACGCAGGGGCGCCGATGCTCCAGACAACACTGTTGTTCATAACACGATAGTACAGCTCACGTTACCTGCAGCAATTACCTCACGATTTGTAACTAATATTAACAATCAAGTGATAGAAGCTGGTGAGCAAGAATTAATAACAATTGAAACTAAAACCCTGAAGTCTAAACTCGCAACACTCCCCTCTAGGAACTCGTCAAATGAACAACTCACAGACTCAGCCACAAGTATTAGCGCAGACATTGTCGCAAGTAGAGGTTAAGAGTCTCTCTACAACTGCCAGATTATTGGTAGCAGATCGCGATCGTGCTACAGATATACTATTACAACTTAAATTTCAACTCTCTCGCAATGTATCTTCAACCGAGGTGAAATAACTCTAGTCAGCTATGCCTCATTTACCTACTAATCTCGAAGAACAATTAGGAATTACAGATACTGGCCAGACTGCTGAGCCAGAGGAGCAGCTGAGTTCTGCTAATTACGAGCACGCTCAAGTTCATGAGGCAGCTAAATCCTCACTAGATTTCCTGGCTGCGTTAGCTGCACCAACTATGGTTAAGTACTTATTCCCTCCAGTATTCATTGCTGCCTGGAACTGGTTACTATCCTTTATCCACAAGCCTCGCGATTTCTCTAAACTAGCTCTCGGACTACCTCGCGGTTTCGGTAAAACTACATTTATCAAATTCTTCATCATCTATTGTATTTTATTTACTTCCCGTCGTTATATCATGGTAATATCTGCGACAGAGAAGCACGCAATTAATATCATTACCGATGTATGTACCATGCTAGCGAACTCTAACATTCTCTCAGTATTCGGTGATTATCACATTGGAGTTACTACTGACACTCAAGCCTTTAAAGTGTTCGGTTATCGTGGGCGTACTATAATGTTAGAAGCTATCGGTAAGGGTGGCGCAGTTCGCGGAACTAACCGAGATAACGAGCGGCCAGACTTAATGATATTCGAGGACATACAAACTCGCGAAGAAGCAGACAGCCAAACTGTTTCCGAATCCATCGAACAGTGGATGATAGGTACAGCTATGAAAGCTAAGTCCCCGTCTGGCTGCTTATACATATTTGTTGCTAATATGTATCCTACTAAATGGAGCATACTTCGTAAGTTAAAAGCGAATCCGAGTTGGACTAAGTTCATTGTAGGTGGAATACTTTCTAACGGTGAATCTTTGTGGGAAGAGTTACAGCCTATAGAACAGCTTATGGAAGAGTTTCAAGCGGACTTGAATTCTGGTCACCCAGAGATATTTTACGCTGAAGTACTCAATGATGAGAACGCAAACGCTAACACTAACATAGATTTAGCTAAGCTTCCAGAGTACCCATTCGATGATGCTGAGTTATCTCTAGGTGATTACATCATCATTGATCCATCTAATGATAAACAGAACAGTGATGCAGTATCTATCGGCCATTTCCGAATCTTCGGTAGACCTAAAGGCCCAGTACCAGTACTGATGCACCTAGAAGAAGGTAGATTTAGTCCAGGAGATACAATTAGAACAGCATTTACAATGGCATTTACGCATAATTGTACTTTGATAGCGATAGAAGCTAACGCATATCAGTACTCGCTTCTCTACTGGTTCAATTTTATCGCAGCCCAACTAGAAATTATTGGAATTGAGTGTGTACCAATATACTCTGGTAGTCTCTCTAAGGTAACTCGCATACTTAACATGTTTAAAGAATACCTTGCAGGTGATATATTCGTACACGAGTCTGTTCGTACCGCAGTACATTATCAAATATCTCAGTTTAAGCCTCTGAAACGAGATAATACTGATGGGATACTCGACCTTCTTACGTACTCACCACGAGTTTTAGCTGAGTACGAGCAGTTTATTGCAATGCAGGCGCCAGTTGCCTCACAAGAGTTAGGAGCTGCGCAAGTACTAGGAATTGAATCTAACTGTTCCTGTTAACTCTCATTAGTTTACTGAAGGATACCATATCATGACTGATTTAGCAGAACTTGTAGCTGATGCCCTATCTTCCATGCCAGCTGACAAGGCAGAAGCTATAGCAAAGCACCCAGATACTCCTGGAGCTGTAGAGAAGATTCGTGCAGCTTTAGGTACTGGAACCAGACAAGATGTAATGTCTACTAACGAACAGCGTGCAGCTAAAGACGCCGGAGTAGATACTATCGCTCATCCTAATAACTCAGCTCCAAACAGTTCACCAGAGGTAGAAACCGCTGAAGCTCGTGAATCTCGTATTCGTAACCAAGCTATTTCAGACATGGCAGTAGCAGCTGGTAAAGAGCGCGAAACAGCTAACTCCAAGGACTCTTCTGCACTATCTACTGGGATGATCGAGGGCTTAGTGGATATGGCAGCTCATGGAATGAAGTCCAAACTTAAAGAGCTGTCTACTTACGCTACAGAACTTTCCGCAGCCGTTAAATCTGCAAACTCTAAAGGTAAATAATTATGGCCTCTCCTACAATACCGGTTTACGTGCCTGCGAAATCTCAGGAAGGTATTATTCAATTTCACAGGTCTTGTCAGAATCTCCAGATGCAGCACTGGAACATCAGAGAGCAGATGCGCACTATAGATTTAGCTTACATGCGCGAACAAGATTGGACTATAGAGACTAAGCGAGCGAAACTGGCTAATCGTTATGGAGACTCAGATAAGTTACAGAATATTACAGTACCTGTAGTTAAACCGCAAGTAGAAGCAGCAGTAGCAGCTCAGGCTGCAGTATTCCTCTCTGGCCTACCTATCTTCCAATCCGTAGCTAATCCTGAATTTGAGGATGAGGCTATGCAACTTAACACTATTATTGAAGATCAATCTATTCGTGGTGGGTGGGTTCGCGAGATTCAGATGTTCTTACGGGACGGATTTAAATACAATATATCCGCACTGGAAGTTACTTGGGATAGTATTGTAACTGCAGCAGTAGAGACAGATTTAACCTATTCTGCTACAGAGGCTAAACCTAAAGAAGTACTCTGGGAAGGTAATACTCTTAATCGCTGGGACATGTATAATACGTTCTTCGATACTCGTTGTGAACCTACAGCTATCCCTGTTCACGGAGAGTTCGTAGGTAAGACAGAACTGCTCTCTCGCACTGCACTAAAAACTCGCATTAACAAGTTACCTATTAAAATCATTGAGAATATTACTCGTGCATTTGAATCTGGTATCGGAGGTGCAGGAAGTCTGTCAGCTGAAACTTATTATCAGCCCCAGTTAAACCAAGATGCGTTAATGTCTCGCAACTCTAGGGCCTCCACTGATTGGATGGCTTGGGCAGCATTAGGTAATCCGAATCCTAGTATACAGTATAAGAATCTATACGAGCTGACTACACTGTATGGTAGAATTATCCCCTCAGATTTTGGGCTCAAAGTTCCTGGAGCTAATACTCCGCAAGTATGGAAGTTTCTGATCGTTAACGGTCAAGTACTAATTTATGCGGAGCGCCAAACTAATGCACATAATCTGATTCCAGTACTGTTTGGTGTACCTTACGAAGATGGACTGAAGTATCAAACTAAATCTCTGGCAGATGATACTATACCGTTTCAGCAAGTATCTTCTACTCTCCTCAATCAGTCTATTGCAGCTTCTCGTAAAGCTATATTCGACCGCATGATATACGATCCATCTCGTATCCGTGAAGGTGACATTAATAATCCTAACCCTGCGTCTAAGATTCCGGTGCGTCCAGCAGCTTATGGTAAGCCTGTAGCGGAAGCCTACTCCGCTGTACCTTTCCGTGATGATCAATCGCAACAAGTGTTTGTGAAACTGCAACAACTTGGGATGATGACTGACGAAGTTACAGGTCGTAATCGTGCACAACGAGGACTGTTCACGAAAGGTAATAGAACTAAAGAAGAGTACTCTGATATTATGGGTAATGCTGGTGGTCGCGATATGCTCACCTCCCAGCTGTTAGAGGCACAGATCTTTACCCCACTGAAAGAGTTGCTGAAGATCAACATTCTACAATACCAAGGCGGTACAACTCTTTACTCCGGCCCTCAACAACAACCTGTAACTATTGATCCAATCGCCCTACGTAAAGCTGTAATCAACTTTAAGATGGCTGACGGGTTGATGCCAGTAGCTAAACAGATCGACACAGACACGCTGCAGGTAGCTATGCAAACTATCGCAAGCTCTCCGCAAATTGGTGCAGGTTACAACTTATCTCCGATGTTCAGTTACCTTATTAAAACTCAGGGAGCTGACCTTAAACCGTTCGAGAAAACTTCTCAGCAAGTAGCGTACGAGCAAGCTGTAGCGCAGTGGCAGCAAACTGTAGCTCAGATAGCAGACTCCCTAGCTAAAGCTAAACAGGAAGTTACAACTAAATCATTTCCGCCCCAGCCATTACCGGAACAGTTTGGTTACACTCCTGGCTCTATCTCACAGACAGCTACAACCCAACAGCAGCCTACAATACTGCAGCAAGTAATAGCTTCTTCTCAACCACAACCTGGAGCACCAAATGGCTCAGCTAATTCCTAATACCTTCTCTTCATTCTCTCTGACTCCAGAAGAGGAGGAGTCTGGCTCAGTACTTAATGGATACCAGAAAATGGTACTGCAGAATAAACTAAGCCAGATAGCTACACAAAAGATTAATGAAGTATACGACCCGCTGAAACCGTTAATCTTTGTACAGCAGATTGGCTACCTGCAGGGTCAGCTAGATATTATCTCCTGGCTCCTTGATTCCTCTAACACTATTGAGGAGGAGATAGCAAAAAGAGTAGCCGCTAACAGCACTGATCAGTAAACAATAGTATCATCCACCCACCAGTATCACCAACAACAATCTACTAAGGAGTATTACATCATGGCATCTATCTTCGATATGTTTAAACAAGCGGCACCTGCAGCCACATCTTCTGCAGCCACTAATCCTACTGTACCTAACGCTACTAATACCCCTGCTGCAAACCCTCAGGCATCTACAGTTGCCGGGGCTACTGATGCAGCAACAGACGCTAGTGCATCCCCACTAGACCAGTTTAAGGATTTGTGGAAAACTGATCCTAATGCGAAACCGGAGACACCTTTTAGTTTTAACTCTGATCCATCTAAACTAATAGACGCAGCTAAGACAGTAGATTTTACTAAGGTAGTAACTCCAGAGATTATGAAAGTTATTGCAGCTGGTGGCCCGGAAGCCCAACAAGCTATGATGACAGCAATGAATAACATGACTCAGATGTCTTTCGCTCAATCCTCTCATGCAGCAGCTAAGATTACAGAAGCAGCGTTACAGCAGCAAGAAGAACGATTCAAAGCAATGCTCCCGAATTTGATTAAACAACACACAGTAACAGACAACCTGAAGCAAACAAACCCTCTGATGGCTGACCCTGCTATGGCACCGATGATTAGTGCTCTTCAGCAGCAGTTCACCACCAAATACCCTCAAGCAACAGCAGTGCAAATTAACGATCATGTTAATGAGTTTCTTAATGGTGCAGCAGATCGCATCATGGGCCAGCGGCCAACTCCGGTGGATAAGACTAAGAAACCTTCTACTGATTGGTCGTTGTTTGTTGAAGGCTGAAAGTCCCAGAACTACTTTGTGTGTGTTAATCATTTAATTTTAATCTATTTTAGGAGAATTACATCATGGCTCGTCCGAATCGTTTGCTTATTCAACCCAATAAAGGCTTGCCTGCTATTGCAATGCCTGGAGATGGCCCGTTCTTGAACCTTGCACCTACAGCTCTGTCTACTGCTGGTGCAGGTACAGTGTTGGCAGCACTGCTCGCAAGCGGTCTTATTATCCGTACTGGCCCAACTGGCGCAGTAGCAGATACAATCGACACTGGTGCTAACATTGATACAGCATTTCCAGACCTCGCTGTTGGTGATACTCTGGATGTATTTTACGCTAATCAGGTGAACTTTGTTCTGACCCACACCGCAGCTACTGGAGTTACACTGAAAACTGCGGCAGGTAATAACGCTCAAGCAGCGTTCACTACTCGACTGCTGCACTTCGTTAAGACTGGTACTGCTACGTACGACATGTACGTAATCTAATCCCAGCACTTAACTGATACTTAATACTTAATTTAGGAGATACAAATCATGGCAACTGCTGGCGTATTTAATACCTCTAACTTCACTACGGATCTTGCGAAGAAGTCGTTTGCAGGAATGATTACTCGTCTGATGCCTAACGGTACAGCCCCTCTGTTTGGCATGACTTCTATGCTGGGCGAAGAAACTGCTGTCCAGATTGAGCACGGCTTCTTCACTAAAACTATGCTGTTTCCGCAGATGACTCTGTCTGCAGCGGCTGCTGCTGCTGGTGATACAACTCTCACAGTTCTGTCTACTGCTAATATCTTGCCTGGCATGATTATGCGCGCAGATGCTACTGGCGAGAACCTCATCATCAACAGTATTCCTGATGCTACTCACGTAGTTGTAACTCGTGCTGTTGGTATTGTAGCTGCTGCTGAGATTACCCTGAGTACCAATCTGTATCAGGTAGGTAATGCGTTCGAAGAAGCTTCTACTCGTCCGAACTCGTTGATTATCAACCCTGTTCGTATCACTAACCTGACTCAGATCTTCCGTAATACTTGGGCGCTCTCTGATACAGTTCGTGCTACTCAGATGATTGCAGGTGATACCAATGTTGCTGAATCTCGTCAAGACTGTGCAGCTTTCCACGCAGCAGATATCGAGAAAGCACTGTTCTTTGGTCAGAAGTTCCAAGGTACTCGCAACGGTCAACCGTTCCGTACTATGGATGGCTTGGTAAGTATTGTAGGAACCCTTTCCTACTATCCTTCCAGCTACGCCGCAGTTAACGTAAACGCTGCAGGAGCTACTACTAACTTCACACAACTGGAAGGTTTCCTCGATCCAGTGTTCAACCAAGCTACTGACCCTAAAGTAGCTAATGAGCGTGTGCTGTTTGTTGGTGGTGCAGCTCATCGAGTTATCAATAACATTGGTCGCTTGAATGGTACGTACTACATTGCTGATGGTCAGACTTCTTGGGGCCTGCAGTTCGGTACGTTCAAAACTACTCGTGGTACATTCCGTGTTATTGAGCATCCGCTGTTTAACACGAATGCAAGCTGGAGTAAGATGGCAGTAGCTGTTGATCTTACCACCTTCCGTCTGGCTTATCTTGGTGATCGTAAGACTCAGAATGAAGAGTTTAACCAAGGTAATCAGCCGGTTGATAACGGTATCGACGCAGTTGGTGGTACGTTGACAACTGAGGTAACTTGCGTAATCAAGAACCCTCCGGCCAACGCTATCATCACCAACCTGACTGCTGGTGCTGCGGGCTAAGTAACTCTGCATCTCTCTTCGGAGGGGTGCAGCATAGTTAGTCCACACCCTGTAACATAACCTAAGGAGTTTCAATCATGGCAGACCCTGTAACTGTAGCAGCATCCCAGAACGAATCTAGTATGACAGCACACTCGGCCGCGTTACTTGCAAATCTTAAGAACAGTTCAATGGCTAAAGTACCTGCGCGAGTATTCAGGATGAGTCTAGTATCTGCGCGCTACGTATTTAAGAATGGTAAAGTAGCACCGTTCCTGACTAAGAACGGAGTTAACTCAGAATACGCTACGAATATCGAACACGAGATTCAGGAGCTGGATGCTGAGATTGCAATGAATCATCCGAATATCAGCAGCAAGGCAGATGAGGTAGTAGCTGCTGCATCTATCGAACCGCTGGAAATGCTAAAAAAGAAACACTTTGAGGAGTTTACGAAACTGCAAGCTGCTAGTGTGGTTAAATCTAACGATGCAGGTAGCTCTATTCAGACTAAGTTAAACGTAGCGAATAGTACTACAATCGGTGATGGCGCAGCGAGCAGTGATTCTACTGTAGCAGCGCCAGCAAAAGTAAGTATCAGCCTCCCCTCCAAACCTTAACTGCTGATAATTACTAGGTTACGCATTGCCAATCAGTGTGTAACCTAATTAGTTAATATTAGTTAATACCTCCTTACTAAGGAACTCTTATGAGCCAAGCAACATATTTAGCACTGTTGGATGACATGTACGCACTCACTGGTCGCCCAGACCTGTTGGCGGAATCTGCGTTGGCTCTGAGAAAAGCTACTATGAAGTTTCATCTAGCAGATTTGTGGAAGAATGATATCACATTCGCACTTATTACTGTACCTGTATTAGACTCTAGTGCTGAGTCATTTCGCTACACGCTTGATCTCACCGTTTCAGCTACATACCCTCTGGTGCGTAAAGTAGCAAGTATCTCAGAGTACAATGTAACTCCTACAGGTTATGAGTTACAGTTCACAGAACTAGATCAAGATCGCATAATGGATAGTTATGCGATTGAGATGGTGAACTATTGGTATCAGGCAGGTAGACAAGTAAGCCTCAGGGCAAACAAGTTGTTAACTACGCTGAGAGTTAACTATTATCGCTTCCCTGATGTAGCTCCTACAGTTTATGATTCATGGATAGCAGAACAGTTCAAAGATAATATTGTAGTAGAAGCTGCTGCAACAGTATTTGCCACTATCGGTAAAGATGCGGAAGCTGCAAGATACGCTGGAATGTTCCAAGAGAGTTTACAACTTCTAAGAATGTCGGAGATTTAACATGGCTTATACAGCAGATGCAAATGATATCACTAACCCGCTGGATACTGTAGATAGAAGTACTGCAGCTGCGGAATTCAGAACACTGAAGACTGCGTTGAGTACGATTAGTACAGTGGCGTCCGCTACTACTCCAGATATATTCGCTACGGCAGCACTGACGATTAATTACACCGGAACTGCAGTAGCTACTGGATTTGCGGCAGCTGCCAATGCAGGCCAACACGAAAGAACTCTGGTGTGTGCAGGAGCTGCGCAGTTTACTGCTGGCGCAAATCTGTTGATAGATGGTACTGCTAGTGGAGATACATTAACTGTAGCGGCTGGGACTATATTTAAGGTTCTGGCGATTACTGCGACACAGTTCCGAATGATTCAGCTGTATCCTGTTGTAGCATCAAGTTCTATCAACATCAGCGCAACGACATCGACAGACACAACGACGCAGGTAGTGCTGGTTGGTGCCGCGGCTACGGGTAATCAACTCCCATTTATTGATTCTGGGCTGACGTATAACGCGAATACTAACACGCTGACTGCTGCAGGGTTTGTTGGGGATTTGGTTGGGAATGCGGATACGGCGACCAGTGCAACCAGTGCAACCAGTGCAACTACTTCTGCCGCCCTTACCAACGGCGGTGCGCTGAACACTCCGGCATCCGGCGCGCTGGATAACTGCACCAGCAACACAGAATCGGTCGGCACGAACAACACGCAGCTTGCAACGACTGCGTACTGCATGGCGGGTTTTGTGAATAATGATACTGATGTTGCCGACATTGGGTGCTATGCACTTTCATACCACCACCTATCTGGCGCGTGGGCTGCCGGGGATACGATTGCTGGCAGCTCGATCAGCAGCGTGTGTCTTAATGCAGGCGGGTTTACCCCAAATACTGCGCGGAATGGGACTTGGCGTAATGTGTCAGGGACTATTCCTGCCGATGCAGCAGAGCATGTAGTGGTTACGCAGCGCATCGCATAGGAGAAATCATGGAACTTAGAAACCTGAAACAGAATCACGTCGGCGGTATCGACCTCGAATTCAACCATCCGAAGCGCGGCTGGTTACCCTGCTCAACGCATCCTGATGACGCACCCACTGCTGAGATGTACGCAGCCGCGCTCTCCGGTGAGTTCGGCGCTGTGACGCCGTACGTCAAGCCGCTGGCAACAGCGCAGGCGGAGAAGTTTGCCGAACTGCAAGCCGCCTACGATGCCACCATCTACGCGAACATCGAATACCTTGACGCGATGTTCCAAGCAGATGAGTACAGCCAGCAGGTTCTGGTAAAGTCGCTGTCTGGTGGTGCGCTCTACGCTCCGGACTTTTGGCAGGACGCCGCCAACGTAATCCACGCCGTCACATTCGCCGAACTCCAGGGCCTCTCCGGTGCGATGCTGGCGCGCGGCAAGGCGGCGTTCATCCAGTTGCAAACTCGCAAGCAGCAAGTGCGCTCTGCAATAACTACTGCTGAGGTGGAGGCAGTGACATGGAACTAATGTCGCTCGCTATTGCAGCTAGTAGCCTCTGGGTATTTTATATCGGATTTGTGTTATACGCTGGTTTACTGCCCGCAATAAGGGCACGCCGCTGGTGGGTAGTTTTACCTTGTGCTCCTATCATCATAATAGCTGGTATCGTAGATATAACGTTAGCTCCAGTATTTGGCATCTTAGTGTTTCACGAGATTATGCCTTACAAGTGGACTATCAGCGGCAGGCTCCGTTATCATTATTATGACACAGGCTGGAAAGGTGAGCGCGCTAGATACCTTGGAGATAGAGTGGATTACATCTCTCCGTTTCATATAGCTAATAAACCATAATATCCTACACCATGGCACAACTTAAATCTCGTATTAACCTAAATGAAGCTGAGTTTCCTCTGCTCTATAGCTGGGCAGCGAGAACTGTTGTGCAGCCAACCCAAGATGGTCAGAACTCAGCAGCTCTGCAAACACCTCAAATACTGTACTGTCAGGATGTATTGCCAACACAGCAAGGCTGTAAATCTGTAAGATATAAAGATTTAGTAGCAGCTGCTGATCCAGCTAACCTTAACTTTATTCAAGTATTCACTGTTCGAGATACATCACAGAATAAAGCGCTTATTGGCGTTACTCTGGATTCCGCTATTTACATGCTCACAGAGGACGCACCTACTTGGGTAGATGTAACTCCTGCAAGTTGGGCGGGCGCTGACGCAGTAACTGTAGGTGTAGCAAATGGTGTCTCCTACCTGTATCTTGCAAATAATGGTTGTTATCTAGTTGACATTGCTACAGTAGCTCTCACACTTACTGCACTAGCCGGTATCACTGCAGCTAATATTCTAGGTATGACCAGCGCATTAAACTATCTAATCCTCTGGGATGCTACAGGTACAGTATACTGGAGTTCTACTATTGATCCTCTGGATTTTGTACCATCTCTTATCACTGGTGCAGGCTCTAGCATACCTACCGATCTCGCAGGACTGATAGTAATCATAATCCCTTTAGGTACGGGGTTCGTAATATATACTACGCAGAATATAGTACTGGCAAGTTTTAGTAATAACACACAATTTCCTTGGGTATTTCGTCGTGCTCCAAGTGGTTCAGGTATAGATAGTTATAAGAAAGTATCTCTAAGTCATAATCTAACATATCATGTAGCATTAACATTTGCTGGAGCGCTGCAAGTTACCATGCAAGGCTGCACTGTAATTGTACCAGAGGTTACAGACTTTCTGGCTGCTAGAGTTTACGAAGCGTACAATTTCAGTACGGACAAAATAGACTCCACAGCACTAGTTACTAATCTAGCTACACGTATCACAGTACTAGGTGCTCGCTGGATTGTTTTGAGTTACGGTATCACTGCCTCTTCTGGTACTGTGCAATCATACACTGACTGTCTTGTATACGACTCAGCTCTCAAGCGTTGGGGTAAATTGCATATTACTCATGCATGTATATTTGAGATAGAAACAAACATGGAAGGTGTAATAGGTGCGTATAATGAAGCTTCAGAGCTTGGACTTAGTTATGCCGCTGCCTCCCCAGAAACTTATGGCTCATCTGCTATATCGCTGAATCAAGCCCCTCAGATGGGTAGAATATTTGGAGTGCTGCAGAATAGTGGGGCAGTATTAATTGCGTTAATGGATTATGACTCTCATGAAGGTACCGCAGTACTGGTGCTCGGTAAGTACCAAGCAGTTCGTTCTCACTTGTTAGAACTGCAAGGTATAGAAGTAGAGAGTATCGCAACCAGTAATGATAATTTCGCCCTACTTGTAACCTCCTCACTGAATGGTAAGGATTTAGCTGCAGCTCGTACTCCTACAGAACTTACAAGAGGTGAATTGATGAGAACTTACGCAATTCGCGCAATCGGTAAGAATCATTTGTTAACAGCTATAGGGAGTTTCGATTTCAGCACTATTGAAATTACTGCAGTACTCGGTTCTAGGAGATAACCAGCCATGCCTATTAACGCCCCAATTACCAGTGCTATTGATCTAGGATTACCCATGATACCTGATAACGCTGTCACTGATCCTGCGGTCTACGAGGAATTACTTGCAGTGTATCAAGCACTAAGAACACTGCAAGCTTCAATAGTTCCACAGTACACTACTGCAACTCGCCCAGATTACAGAGAAGGCTTGCTCATTTACGATATCACTATACACAAACTTGTGGTTGGTGGGGCAGCTGCTTGGGAAGTGGTGACTTCAGTATGACTTTATATCTCTCAGAACATTTCAGCCTAACTGAAGCTACTCGTTCATCTACAGCAGCTAGGTTAGGTATAGATAATACTCAGGTATCTCCAGAAGTATTAGCTAATGCTAGACTTACAGCTACTCGTATGGAAAAAGTTAGGCTCATACTGGAATCTCCTATTCATATTGATTCATGGATTCGATGTTTACTGCTCAATCGCGCACTTAAATCTAAAGATACTTCACAGCATCTGTTAGGTTTGGCAGTAGATTTTGTCTCCCCAACCTTCGGAACTCCGTTAGCTATATGTCAGAAACTTATCCAGTACCAAGACCTATTACGATTTGATCAGTTGATACTTGAACACACTTGGGTACACATCTCATTCTGCTCCCCTGATTCCAAGCCTAGAGGTCAGGTGCTAACATTACTTAAGACTGGCAGATACGCTAAGGGATTAACGGATATAGAAGGTAAGGTAATTATCTCATGACAACAGCTGATTGGGTAACTGTGATGCTTGCCATATTTGGGACACTGTTCGGCATCATTGGAGTATTAATCATGTTCAAAGTTAATCGTATGGACAGGGATATAGAGGAGCTGGAGAAAGCTCATGTAGTAGATGTAGCTGAACTCAACACTCTTAAGCACACACTGGTTAAAGAGTATCCTACTAAACCTGAACTGAGTGATATGTTTGACAGATTTAAACAGTATCTTGATGAGCGGTTTAGAGTTATAGAACATATCGCAGCGTACAGTGGTACCAGCAATGAGTCAGAGCGCAGAGACCGCAAACACAGAGAGGGTGATAATGGGCTTAGTTAATCCTTGGGTAATTCTTGCAGCTGTCGTAATCTACCTTGCCTCTATAGGAGGCGCATTTTACAAGGGTATACAGTATCAAGAAGCAGCGCAGGTAGAGTCTCAGCGTGATGCGCTTATTAGTTACGCAAACAGGGTTAAAGAGGTACTTGCAAATGATGATAAAAACACAGTTACTATTAATACTCTTACTGCTAAACTTGCAAGGATGCGCGTGCATATTCCCACCAGCTCCTGTACAGCAAGTACAGATACAGACGAAGCCAGTAGGTTACTTTCAATCCGAGTGGATGAAAGCTTTGGAACTCTTCAACTCAGAGCTGGAGAGTTATTCCTCGAAGCAGACGAATTGAACAAGTCTGCTATTAGAAGTAACGGAATTAAATAAACTTAAATAACCTACTGCAGTAATAAGGAGATGATTATGGGTACAGGAATCCAAGGGTTTGAGTTTCTCGGCCCAAGCAATAAAGATACTACACTAGCAACAGATGGTACAGTAGACACTAGCACTTCTGCTACTCAATCTACGGCTGCGCAATCTACCTCAGTACAAGACCTCTCACTTACATTTGATTCTACAGCAAAAGATGCTTTAGATAAATCGTTAACCAGTGGAGAGTTAAGCAAGGCAGCAGCTATTGCAGACTCTAAACAGGCTGCAGATTATGCAATGAAAGAAGTGCTAAAGTCTGGTATGCCAGGAATTTCTGGGGCGGCTAAATCTGCTGGAGGTTATAATAATACAACAAAAGAAATGCTTACTAATGATCTTAGTGCTAAAGCCTCAGCTACTCAGAGTGCGGTACTGTTAGACACAATTACTAAATATGCTAACGCTAACGCATCGAATATTAATGCAGCTACTGGAGCAGTGAACGCAACAACAGGTAAAAAATCTACAGCTGCTAATACTTCGACTAGTGATAGTTCCTCTACCTCTGACAGTCTTGCTATCACTGATACTACATCTGTTAATCAGGAACGATCTGCAGGAGCCTTGTGGGATTCTATGAATCCTGGAGATGTTGCTGGCGGCAGGTATAGCGGCTCTGGCAGCCAAACTGGCAGTAGTCCGTTCGGTACAGTAATTTGTACTCAAATGTATCTGGATGGATTTCTCACCCGTGAAGAGTATATTGCAGATAATCGCTATGTCAGGAATAATTTCAAGCAAGCTACTGCTCGCGGTTATCGTTACTGGGCTGTACCGTTTGTACAGTTTATGAGGAGAAATTCCGTAGCCTACGCTGTAGGTAAGTTCTTCGGAGTACGGTGGAGTAAACACTGTGCAGCGTACTATCTTGATTCCTGCGAACATAATGTTACAGGTTGGATTATGAGTACCTTCGTAGCTCCTATCTGTTTTGTTATCGGAACTGTTGTAACTGACACAGAGTTTGACACTCTTTGGGAGGCTAATCGTGGCTGAGACTTCTGCAGGTACTTCTGGTTTTGATCTGGCAGGTATTGTATCTAGCTCTTTAAAAGCTTCCGAAAGTACTGGAGGTACAAGTGTGTCAGCAAAAGTACAGAGTCCTGCAAATCTGGATACATTAACGCAGATACTGCAAACTGCTACAGGAGCAGTAGCTGCTGAGAGTGCAAAACAAAAATTAGTTCTTGAGACTGAAGGTAAGATCGCAGCAGCTAGAGCAGAGTTAGCTACTAGCACTGCAGGAACTAAGACTGCTGCAGCGTTAGCTACAGGTAAATTAACTGAGGCGCAGGTAGCTGCAGATTATGAAACACAGTTAAAGAATAAGTCACTGCGGGAAACTGCAGGTCTTGACGTAGCTGGAGTTCTCGGTAACTCTATAAAAGCTATTAATGAGCGCACAGACAGTTATGTAAAGAATGTTGAACTGGCTAGGCATCAAGGAGACATGACTGTTGGTGCTATGCTTCGTGGTAATGCCACATTTTCTGAGTGGTATGATGCTAAGTTCTCTCACCCAGCTTCTGGTTATGAGGAACACGCAGCCACTGATGCTACAGTAATTGCAGCAGAGGCTAATAGAATTAAAGAGCTTCAAGGAATTGTATCAGGGCAGGCACAGATTAATAAGGCTACAGAAGTTACACTGTATGCTGGAGCAGCAGCTGACGCGCAAACAGTTGCGGCTGAGAAACTTATGACTGAGGCAAATAGTGCGAGAGAGTCCGCATTAGCTATTGGTGCAGATTACGCAACTCGTATAATGAGTGCTTCACAGCATAAACAAGCTACAGCGTATCAAACAGGGAGTCTCGCTCTAGGAGTCGAAAACGCTAAGCGTCAGTGGGCCTTATTGGGAGCTAAGGATAAAGATCCAGCAGTACTTGCAGGTTATGTTCGAGTAGCTATGAAGTCGCTAGGCAGACCTGATGCGGATTTGTACACAGCTCAGTACGTAGGTGAGTATAAATCTATGAATCCTAAACAGGGTGCAATGATTGACACACTAGCAAATGCTGGAATGCAGCTTGTAGGTCACCAACTGAGTAATGCTGACTCTCCACTTCCTCCTGTATTTGGCTCTCCTGCAGAAGCCTATACGCTGTTGAGCACTGTTAATGGTAAGTTACCTCAAGGATCTGAAAAGTTCCAATCAAGGTTAATGACACTGGCAGCTGGTACTGATAGAGATAGTGCAGGAGGTGCGGTTAAGCCTGCAGATCAGGCAGCTAGGATTAATGGTGCAGCTAGTATGTATGTAGATGAGGTGGTGCGAGATACTGATAGCTCTGAGTACGGTCAACCAGTATTAGCACCGCTTACTGAGATGGCCAGTATGAACACACCAGAGGTGTCCTCATTTACTGCGAAGATACTTAGACCGCTAGCTGCTGCGAATCCTACGGTGTCTGCTGAGGTACTGCTGGCTGCGGTTAAGAGCTCTGACTTACCTGAGTCAGTTAAAATTGCAGGACTTATAGCGTATGCAAATTCTGCTTCTGCTCAAATAGATGCTCTTGGTAGACCTCAGTTAGTAGGGTTGCCTGCAGCTTCTGCATTACCGTATACCGCAACAGCATCCAGTGGCAGCTTGTTCGGGTCGAAAATTAATGTTAATCTCAAGGACGAGAAATCTGTTAGAGATTACCTGTTTAAGACTAAGATGTATCAGAAAGCTAAGACTAACTCGTTAACTATTGTTGACGCTGCTGCAGCAACTATCATCGCAGGTAAGGAGAAGCCTCAATGAGCTCGTTAACTGATTATAACTCCGCAGCTGCTGGTGAAGATACCTCTGATACTATCTCAGGTTTTGGTGATATTCCTGCTGTACCTAGCTATCTTATCGGTGCTGATAATCATCAGATAGGTAATACTGGAACCAGTATTCTCAACCCTTCTACTTGGGGAGATAGAGTAGATCACGGATTTAAATTTTCAGTCTCAGCACTGACCAGAGCTACAGCCTCTGCGTTTAACTCTGTAGTATCTGTAGGTGAACTTGTTGGAGTTGCTGACGAGACTGACCGCGCCAGTACTAAAGACTGGCTGCAAGGTATGGATGACGATTTGGCACAATATTACACTCGCAATCAATCCTCTGTAGATACTGTAGGTGATGTAGTAGGAATGTTTGCTCCAGGTATGGCAGGTATTAAAGTGTTTAACTGGGCACAAAAAGGTATCGCGTTAGCTGCTGAAGGTCGCGCAGGATTGAGCTTAGCCGCTCACTTCGGGACTCTAGCTAGTAAACAGTCGCAATTCGCTAAACTTGCAGCTGCGGATATGGCATCCTCTACCAGTGCGTACTCGATGATTAATGCGAATCTGGCGAAGAGCCTCGGTGCAGGATACTTGCAGAATGCACTGGAGTTTGCAGCGTTTGATACAGCTGCAGCCCTGACTATGGGTAATACTTCTCCACTATTTAAAGATCATGATGCTTCCGACATAGCGTATAATGCACTGCTTGGTGGTGGTATGATTGGTGCAGGAGTTATGGGCACTGTTACAGCAGCGCAAACTATATTTGCAGTGAGAGCTGCAGGTAAGGCTGTAGATGAAGCTACTCATGCTTGGCGCACAGTGTTAACTGAGCCAACTAAAGGTACTCCTGCGAATGAGGCGTTAGCTATTAGATTGAATAACATTGAAGCTATTCCTACAGTAGCTAAAGATGACCCACTGTATAAGCTGAAGATGAAAGGTGCGGCGGAGACTAGATTAGATGAGTTGGATAATGGCAGACTCGCAGCACATGATTTAGCAAAGAGTGATACGGAGTTAGGTAATACATTCTTTGATACTGTATCTCGCGGTTCTAGCGAAGATGCTAGTAACAAGCTGGCTGGAGTAGTTCGCATCTCTCGCGCAGGCTGGGAAGTTCCAGAGCTGAAAGCCTTAGGAGATTCTGGGGAAGTAACGTACCTTAAGCTTCACGGGACTGACGCAGGTAAACTGTACGATGCGCCTGCAACTCTGCGTATGTCAGACAAGTTACCTAATGAGGCGCGAGTACTGGAAGAGGTACGAAGCTACAAGCACAAACAAGGCCAGGATTGGAATGTAGTTGCAGCATCGGCAGAAACTGATGCTATTGAGTCTCGATACATTGCAGCGCAGATAGGAGAGTTTGACCCTGCGATTAAGATTGGTGCGCAAGATATCCCGTTCCTTGAGCGCGCGTATCAAGAGATGACTAAGGGTACAACTCAAATCATAACTCTGCGAGATGGAACTACTCTAGATAAATCAGGGCTATTTCATCACCTTACTGACCTCAAAGGTGTAGAGGCTAATAGGTTGCAAGAAGTATCTGCTCTGCAAGGTTTAGGTATCGAAGGTAAAGCTGCAGCTCCATTTACTACTGGCGATATAGCTAAATTCACTAATGTTAAACAGTCGTATCTGGAAGGTCAGATGAATCATGCTGATCCTGCAGCCGATTTCTTTGCTATACAATCCGAGGCAGCTGCGTTTACTAAGAAGCAGATTGAACTGGGAGCTTGGCATGAGACGAAGGGTATGATTAAAACGTATTTGCAGCCGCAGTATGCGAAGATGGTACTGGACACGAGTAAGGTAGAAGCAATCTCAGGTCATGAAATCTCTGGTATGGTAGCGCTTAAGGAGCAGCAGAGGATATATAGGGAGCAGGCAATCACTGTTAGTGATAAGTATTTAGGAGAAGCGGACGCCGCTCTAGTTCCTAAGCAAATTCCAGGAGTTCTTATGACTGGAGCTGATCGCCAGTCTGTAGGTGGAGGTTTGTTTACAAGCCAGAACGCAGGATATAAAACTCTTGGCTCCTTTGTACAGGAGATTGGCAAGACTACAGCGAACATGCTGCAAAAGAAAGCTACACAACTTGCAGATAGATTCGCTCCTAGTGGCTCTAAGTTACTCATGGAAGGCTCTGCAGATGGAACTGAGTTCTGGAAAGTAACTCAACAGTTACGGCAAACACCTGAGAAGTACGAGCTGGTATCTGGGCGCGGGTTGGTTAACATTAAACAGCTGGATTATGAAGCAGAGATTAAGGCCGCAGCAACTTCTGGTGGAGATGTCTCTAAGATTGCTAAGCCTGTATTTGAAGATACTCGCGCACCTGTAGAGATACCTCTGGAATCTGCTGGTATGAGACAGTTCGCAGAAGATTGGAACTCTTACCATCGCGAACACTTAACTCATAAGACTAATCTTCGCAACTCTCAAGGACTCTCTACCTCTGACACTATCGCTCGTACATTCTATGTACCTCCAGTAGACGGTAGACAGTTCCCGCACTTCGCGTTTGTAGTTGATGATTCCATCACAGGTACAGGACATATCAGTACTATTCACGCTAACTCTGCTACCGAGCTGGAAGCTCTCGCTGCTAAAGTTCCTACTGAGGGTGGGCTGAAAGTAATTTACAAGGATCAATCAGAGCGCTGGCACAGAGCTATGAAGGATTATGATTACGATCTAGGTATTAATGAGAACTACATCGATTCCGCGCTCAAGCGTTCTGGAGTATCTGCTTCTTACTTTCCTAGAACTGACCCTAAAGTTTTGTGGGAAGAGCTTATGCAGTGGAGAAAGAATCAAGACTCAGGATTACTGCGCGATATGCTAGAACACAGATTTAGTCCAGAGTTTGCAGAGTTGCGTAGACAAGGCGCACAATACGATCTAGCTGCTAACTCGCGCGTAGGTTATGTTGATAAGATGTTTAAAGCTAAACAGTCGAATCCGTATACTGATTACATTAAGACCGCGCTGTATCAAGGCAGAGAGGATACTACTCCTATCTGGAGTGCAGTGAACAGGCTCGCTGAAACTGGTGTAGCTTCCGCAGTCAGTAAGCTGCAAGATACTTGGAAGCAAGTTAAAACTCCTGCTGATTTGGAACTCATTAATCGCGAGTTGAAATCTATAGGCTGTGCAGTGTATGAGGATGCAGCTACGTTTGCGCTGGCTAATCACACTGCACCTAAACCAGTACTGAGTAACTGGATTCGTCAAGCTAACTCTCTCCTGACATTCACAATGCTGCGCTCTGATCCTCTGAACGCACTTAATAATGGCTTCGGTCATGCTGTACTGTATGGTACTGAGATGAAAGGAATGATTGATGATATATTCAAGACTGCCGGAGCACAAGAACTGCGAGACATGGCGCACATTAAAGTACCTGGAACTCCTACAGAGCTACTGAGTCCAGCCAAACTTGCAGCTAACGCGTATTCAGATTGGTTTAAGAAAGTACTTGGTGATGCAGATGCTGGCGCTATGTACCAGAACTTCAAGACTAATAACTGGATTCCATCTTTCACTGACCAGTTCAAGGTGATGCAAGATCAGTTAACTCTGAGAGGTACAGAGACTGCTGCTGAACTTGAGTCTCGCATGTATAAGGCAGTGGAGGCTGCGAAGAAGTTTGGAGACACGGCTGAGAAGGTTACAGGTAATAGATTTGCTGAAGAGATGAATAGATTTGTAGCAGCTCATACAGCGAATGCAGTTGCAGATATAGCGATTAAGCACGGAGTACTATTACCTGAGCTTAAGAACTCTGTAATCAATACGTTTGTAAATCGTACTCAAGGAGTTATGTTAGCTCAACAACGCCCGTTGCTATTTAAGGGCGCGATTGGTCAAGCCGTAGGATTGTTTCAAACCTACCAGTTTAACATGCTGCAACAACTATTCCGGTATGTAGGAGAGGGTAATAAGGGAAGAGTTGGTACACTTCTCGGATTACAAGGCTCAGTCTATGGCATGAACGGCTTACCTGCATTCAATGCTATGAACAATTATCTGGTAGGTAACGCTGCAGGTAATAAAGAGCATAGTGATGTAATCACAGCAACTTATGATGCGGCAGGTAAAGAGGCAGGAGATTGGTTACTATACGGTGTAGCTTCTAACTTCCTTTTACACCCTGACGCTAAAGTTAACCTGTACTCTCGCGGAGATATTAATCCTAGACAGGTAACTGTGATACCTACAGCGTTAGCTGATGTTCCGTTAATAGGCGCTACAAGTAAATTCTTCGGCTCTCTCTACGAAGCTACGCAGAAGATAGATAAGGGAGCAGCTATCTGGGGAAGTTTCCTGCAAGGTGTAGAACACTCTGGTATCTCCAGACCTCTTGCAGGATTTGCTCAAGCTATGCAAGCTACAAACAATCCTAGAGGTGCAGTGTTCAGTACAGATAACGCAGGTAACATTTCTATGCAGAATGATTTGTTCTCTCTGATGACTGCTGCTAGAATCATGGGCGCCAAACCCCTAGATGAAGCTATCGCAACTGACGCGTATCATCGCGTTACTGTGTACGATGCAGCTAATAGAAAGAAGATGAATCTGTTAGGTGAGAGTATTAAGGTAACAGTAGCTGCAGGTAATATCCCCAGCCCTGAGGAGATAACTAAGTTTGCTGCAGAGTATGCAGCTGCTGGCGGTAAGCAGGAACAGTTTAACAAATTCTGGGTTAGGCAAACATTAAATGCTAATAAGTCCAAAGTCAACAGTATGATTGATAACGCTAATACTCCAGGTTCTCGATACATGCAGAAGATTATGGGCGGTTACAGTCTAAGCGATTTTAACAACACATCTGAAGAGGAGTAAATAATTATGAGTCATGAAAGCGATCCGTCAAAAACATTCTTTGCAATCACGCCTAGCGATACAGTAGATTTTACTAATGGTGCAGTGAAAGGTATATATGTAGGAGGTGCTGGTAATGTAGTAGCAGTAAACGCTGCAGGTGTAGCTGTGTTGTTTACAGCAGTACCGGTTGGCACTATACTGCCTATACAAGCTGTCAGAGTTAATGATACATCTACTACTGCTACAGCTTTGGTAGGACTGTAAATCTAATTGATAGCCTCTAGGAGTTAATAATGTTTATCGGAATAGGTATTAGGTTGGCTTCGATATTGGCGCAGTCTGTCGCACATTGATGGCGCAGGTGGGTTTGGCAATACATTAAATTAGTATGAAGCCAGCGGCCCGCGCACAGGAAATCGAAGCCGAAGAATGGGAAGCCATCGGGGCGTATCAGCACACTGAGGATAATTGAAGATGAAACTCAACAAGTACCTACAAGAAGATAACGGCGGCGAGTCCTCCCTACGCTTAATAATGGCGTGGTGGTGCATTGGCGTATTCGTTGTGTGGGCCATTATCAGTCTGTGGAAGGAAGCTCTGATGGACTTGCCGGAAACGATCAGTCTGGTAATCATGGCGATCCTGACTGCGAAGGTGTGGCAGAAGGGTAAGGAAAAACCTGTCGATGATAAGCCTGAGGAGTAGATAGTAATTGTAGTCCGCAAAACTAAAAACTCCCTAATCATTACGACTAGGGAGTTTCTTTTTTACACCTAGATTACTGAACTACGTTCGGAGCTATTAACTCTAGTACAAACTCTCCACGCTTCTGTTTAAGTTTCTTCAGTAACGTGTGACACAATCTCTCTACATCCTCAGGAGTATAAGTTCCATCCAGTATCACATCAACGTAGACAGCAATCTCTCCTAGTTTCTCTTCAGGAGAAGCACCGCGAGGAAGTTGAAGTAAGTTAATTAGTAACTGTTCATGTACTGGTTTACCTTCTGAGTCTTGTAGGTATAACTCAGCTTGCAGCTGCTCGTATACAGGATCATAGTATTCAAGACTTGGCATAATCATGGATCTCCAGTATTGTGTACAAGTGCTCGGCTTGAAATCTTGCATCAGCTAATGCGTTATGTTTAACTCCTACAAATGGTGGCTTAGGTACTCCACTATAAATATCCTTCATAGTACGATAGCAGCGATCACTGAATCGCGGCCATGCAGGAGTCATAGCAGCAGCTTCATAAGCAGTACCAAGGATTGGTAGATCGAACGCTGCTCCATTACCCCAGATACGTTGAGGCTTGACAGAACTAAGCCACGCATTGAACTTAGTTAGCGCCTCAGGCAAACTAAGTGTTCCACTAAAAGCTTCACCATAAGCTGCTGCAGGTTGCTTATCCCACCAGTCCATAGTAGACTGAGCATCTCTTAGCGCATAATCAAGACAAGATTCGTGAGAGATACCTAGATATATAGAGAACTTACGATCTAGTGTACAAGCTCCGATACTTAGTACGCAACAACCTGCGCTAATACCGGTAGTTTCCAGATCAAGCATTACATCATTATCATAACTGTTACTCATGTTAATTTCCCCTCTCTTCTTTAGTTAACAAATTCCAGTTTACCAGCTCACTGCTTACTGCAACTCTAATCTTCTTCTTCGCCAAGAACACAGCGCCAGCTTGTTGAATTTTTTCTGCAGCTCTCAGGTTAGAAACTATCTCCCCTAACTCTGACTGCTTAGTTAAGTCATGGCCTACTAATGCCCACAAGTCTTTAAAGTTAAGTCCTTTAGTTGTAGTAGTTAGTGCGTCAATTATGTTATTAGCTACATCAGAGTGCTTACCTTTACCGAACTCTCCTAATGCTTTAGGCATTCCCAGCTCAGCATGAGTCAGTATAGTATTCGCTGTTACAACATCAGCACCAGATACTACCTTAGATAACCTTGTAGCTGTAACTATAATACACAGCTTCATTAACTGAGTGAATCTGCGGTTAAGGTAACTTGCAAATCGCACATCGTCAAATCCCACAAACTCTTTATATATCTTATCTAACAGATACTCTGCATCTACATCAAGTTGTACTGTACCTTGACAAGTAGCTCGGATTCGCTGCAAGTATTCTACCATCTCCGCTGTAGCTGCAAGGCTTGGAGCTTTAGGGAATGTAATCTTTCTACCTGTTACCTCTCCATGAATCAATAGTAAGCGGCTAAAGAATCCTTGACCTATTATCTCGGAGGGGAAAGCCAGAGCAAAGCCAGTAGCAGTGTTTCCAGCAAGGATAGAGATAGTAGGATTATTAATACTAACACTTTTTCCTGTCTTGATTCTATTTTTGAACACTCCATCATAATCCCAAAGATTACCCAGCATAGAATAAAATTCAATATTGCCCAAACTCGTAAATTCGTTCCACTCATCAGCCATGATAAAACACTCTGCGACAGGTCGTGTAGAAGATTCTTCATCACCGTCTCCCCATAAGTTAGAATCAAGTATATCGTCGGAACTCTTTGTATCTTCTTCTTCACCAGAAAGGTCTAGAAGAAACTTCTCTTTCGTAGTCTTATCTGCTGCAATAGAGGTATAACCTGCTCGTTTAATAAGCGTCTTAGTTATCTTAATCGCAGTAGACTTTCTAGCTCCTGCCTCCCCAATCAGCATAGTGTACAAGTTAGGATGCACTGTAAAGTGTCCATGAGATAGTGAGAAGTTACGGCCTAATAATGCACCAACTCCTGCCATAATACACCAGCGATGGTATACATCTGGACACTCAGTAGCTCCGATATAGGAGAGATAACGATGAAAAAAATCATCAGTTGATGGCATCAGAAACTTTCTATGCTGGAGTTATTGGATTACCGCTCAGTGTATCACTCAAATCTTTAATCCACTTAGGTGCAGTGTCCCAAGTATTAATTCCTCGGGCCACAAACTTTGTGAGTTCCGCCTCCTGCTGCGGTGTGGTACGGAGAATAAGTAGCGTAGCTCCGGCGTCAGTTTTAATTTCAAATATCATTTGTTATTCCCCGCTCCATCTTGTAAGCCCAATTTTTAAGTCAACAGGTACACGTAATGTACGAGTTGTTCCTTTTATATCCGTAACTGGTACATCAAATTCCATTTCGCGCTTAACTTGTTCTGCGAGATACTCATGACCTATGCGATAACCGAATAGAATGGAGTCGTGAATTTGTCCGTACAGTTTGAAGTTCTCTGTATTCGGAATCCATACGCGGTAGAACACATTCATGTATGCGCGATTCAGTGTCAGTGCGTTAAGACTCTGAGGATTGTGCGCTACATAACCGTTGCGTGCGCGCTTATCTAGTTTCGGATTCTTGAAGCAGTAGCGAGTCCAGCCTGTAGCTCCAACTAACATACGAGTTGCAAGCACTGTAGCAACTACCCACTCAGGGTAATCTCTGGCAACTATAGGATAAGTCTCAGCAAATACGCGGAGCAGATGACCTGTAACTTGTAGTGGAGTCCATAGAGGGTTGAGGTTTAGTAACCTTTGAGCTTCCAGTACTTTTCTAATACCCATAGTCTCAAGCATTACTTGATCGCCCATGCAGTAGGAGGCTCCATGATTAGTACGTTTGGCTAAGTCTCGTAATGCTTTATCAATAGTCTTGCGCAGTTCGTCATTGTATATTAATTCGTAAGCTACTCCGAAAAAAGCGGAAGCGTTAACTGCGTGGAAGTCCCTGTTACCTTCAACGGCTTTAATGAGATTAGTATCTCCAGTAATGTAGGCTGTGTCTCTTGATTCCGCTTGTGCATAGTCCGCCTCTCCCAAGTAGAAACCTTCATCGGCAACAAGTGTGCACTTAACTTCATCACCTCTTGGGATATTCTGCAGTTGTAAGCCACACCAGAAATGGTGTTCAGTAGAAGCAAGTCTTCCGGTGTCTGTACCATGAGGATTGAGGTCGTATAAGATTCTACCGTTAAACTCTTTCGCTTCAGTTCCCGATACTTTCTCTCCGAAATACGTACTAAGGAGTTTGCGATCACCTCGTATCTCAAGTATATCACCTAGTATCCTTTCATTAAGTGGGTGGCGAAAGCTAGCCTTGTTTAATTCTTGCTCTTTAGTGCTGGTTATATCACCACAACCCAGCACTCGTAGCAAATTCTTAACCTGCAGAGGGCTGTTAGGATTAAAGTTAGGAGTCGCAGTCATAACTCGCACAGCTTCTAATTGCTTATCCATACGGGACTGTATTTTAATAATTTGTTTCTGAGTCATCTCCATATCACGTTTCAGTCCTGTCATCTCAGACAAGTGACAAGGATAGTTAAGAGGAAACTCCATTAGGTAATTCTTCTTTGCCCAAGCCGGAGCAGCTAATAGCCAAGCTATCATAGCATTAAGGGTAGCGTGAGTATCCTTGGCATTATACATATAATTCTCTTCGCTGTACGCAGAGCCAGAGGTATGTTTCCAATACCTAGCATCTCGTACCATGAACGCATTAATAGCTCCAAGGTCTTTAGGCAGTTCAGAGTACCAACAGTGCATAGCTGTGGCTGTATCCCAGTACCAGTTCTCCAGTATTATACCATATCTTCCGAGATACGCGATATCATATTTCCCATTCTGCAGAATCTTACCTCCAGCCAAGGCTGCAAACTTTCCAGTCCACGTGATAAGAAGTTGGGAAGTGAATGGAATAACGATGCTATGAGAACTAAGCTGTCCAGTAGAAGAAATGAACAGAGCGCAAAAGCCACAACAAGTGATACTAAGAGGTACTTGCTTGGTTTCAATATCCACAGCCAGTAGAGTTGCTGTTTTAAACTTTTCATACAACGCTCCTATGGAGGATTCATTTGCGACTTCCCAGCTAAACGGCGTGCTTGTATACCAGGAATCAGGAGCGACAAGCTTACTAATATAACGCTGAAGAAGAAAAGTACCGAAAGGTACAGTGATAGTATGAGCAAGAGGATGAACAAATACCCAAGATATATCGCTATGAGAGAAGTACGAACCTGCATAATTATCAAGCGAGGGAGTCTTGCCTTGGTAATCTTCATGAGTTAGTTTCTCTATAAGTTGAGCTTGAGTTGTAGCTACCGCAGTAATGTTATTCTTGCGGCAGTATAGGATAATCTCTGCAAGAGTTGTAGCTCGCTGAGTAATAACTTTAACGAACGTACCTACTCCGACTAGAGGTTTAAGTCGCGGAAGATACGGTTCATCATCAGCAGTTCCCAAGAAAAGTAAATTCATAATTTATTTAGTCTAGCAAAGTCGCCAAAATATTTAACAGCTGCTTCATTATAAGCTCTAGCTGCATCAACTGCAAAGGTAAAGTTACCTAAATGAATTTTAGTACCTTTTACCCGTATAGAGGCCGTAAACTTACTTGTTGCCGTACGCCGTGATACGCCTTTATACCCTGTAGAGGAATTTTTATTCAGTGCACGATTTTGTGTATTATGAAGTTGTTCACAGATACGTAAATTGATTCTACGGTTATCTAGCCCGTTACCGTTAATATGATCTACCACTTGAGTATCTAGAGGTTGTAGTATCAGCCTGTGTAGATACTGTGTACGAAGAGTCTTTAAGGGACAACTAACAATTAGTTTGTTAGTCTGCGATATACTGCAGTATAAGTGCCCTAAGAGCTGTAAGTCTGTATCATCAAGTAAGATTCTCTTGTCAGCACTTACTAAAAGTAAAAGTTTCATAACACCTCAAAGAAGTTATATTATATGTACACCCCTCCTATTACAGAGAGATGTACAGGTCTTATAACTTACAAAACCTCGACTTTGTGGACGTCCAGATACTTTTGATCCGCCTTATCACCTTTACCGCTGCGAACCTTAGTAACCAGCATGATGCTACAACCCTTAGCAGCAAGCATAGTCTCGCGAACAGTTGAGGTTCCGCAAGCTACTTGCAATGGTTTCATAACAGCCTTCAGCTTACCTACGCCGAACTCGTTATCCAACATGAACGCTACGCCACACTCAGTACCATCTTTTACTGGAGCATCAGTAGCAGAGGCGAGTTCTACAGTAGAGTCAAGACGGAACTTGAATTCTACAGCAGGGTGTTCGCCAACTTTCTTCTCAGTAATGGCAACGATAGTTGCCATGTAAGCACCTGCGGGAGGTACTACAAATTCCGGCAAGTCAGCGAGATCGTCCAAGTTAGCGTCGAGAAGGGATGAGATATTATCAAGAGACATGGTTAATTCCTTTAGTTAGTGAATGAATGAAGTTACGTTATATGTCAGTACAATACTCAGCTACTGACTGCCTACTCGATTACAGAGTTTGTTCTACGAGTTTAGTATAGCCAATAATATCTGTCCAAGAATTCTTGTACGCTGGATTACCATTACAGATACGGCCAATCTTGTGTGCTATCATTTCAAGAGCCTCTTTCTGAGACTCAGTTAGACTGTTCTAAGATACTCCTTCTTGCATAGCATATTTAATACGTTGAGTAATTAGTGCGTGACCGGAGAAGTCTCCATAGTTATTACCTCGATCTTTGAGTATTGCATCAATGTCAGTAGCTTCGCTCATGTCTTCAATCCTTCCTTAAGTTTCTGCAAAGTTGCTGTCGCAGCCGAGTCCTTAGTTACTGTTACAGCCCCTACCGCTTTACCTTTGAATATATCCAAAAGCGTAGGGACAACTTCCTTCTCGATACTAACGTCAGTGCGGGAACCAGTAACCAAGGACACCCCAAATGTCGTACTAGAACCAAACGTGTGTTTCTTGTTCTGTACTTGGCAGTAAACAACATGGTCAAAATACTTGGCTGTGTTGCGGGAGAAATTCGAAGTCCCAGCGCACGGAACAATTTTCTTTCTACCATCCTCAAGTTCCACCTCCACTTCATGAGTAATGACACATAGATTATAGCGAGCTTGCTGCATGTTACTGAGCAACTTATCCATCAGCGTACCCTGCTTCCGGTAATCTTCCCAATCATAGCGGTAATCATCAGGCTTACCTTTAGTGATGTGAGCGATAGCAGATACAGCGGTCTGAGTTAATGAGTCTAACACTACAATGGTGTTGTTGTCAAGTGCGTTTAGTTCTACAACTGTAAACGGGCGAGAGTCTTTCTTGCAGAGCATACAGCCACACTTACCGTGGGCTTCACAAATTTCTACGCGATTACCAGTGAACACCTTGAGTAATGTTTCGATTGCGATAGGGAAATCGCGAGTATCTGGAAGAGATACAATCTCGATACGTTCTTGCTGGGGGCTAGGTAGCTTGGTCAGTGTGCTGTATCCGCGCTCTGTATCTAGCCATAGCAGGTTAAAGTCTTTGGACAGATTACCTACTAGCTCTGTCTTACCTACCTTTGGGCCACCGTAAACTATAACTCGATGAGTAGTTTCTGGGGCAATGGATGAGAGTTTCATAATTGTTTCCTATCAAGTTGAGCATCAATTAAATCGACAAGAGATAACTCTAGCGTGTAACCACCCTTATCGTCTTGTTTATCTCTATGAGTTACCTCATCATATGGTGTAGCCAGTAGTCCTGTTGACATCTTACAGTTACTGAAAAATTCGCACGGCTTGAAGAAATCGTTGCAGCTCTCTCCATAACTAGGATACCAATCCTCAGCCTCATAAGTCTGTATCCGCTGTACGTCCATGATCAGCTCTTTAATCCAAGCTGCCCTATCACTGTAGTGTTTACGGAATGGGAGTATCTCGTACTCTTGAATCTTAGTCTTGTATACTAGATACCATACTTCGTACTCGCTTTGACCTGGGGCGATAGTATCTAGGATAATACTGTAACCTAGAGCTTGTGAAGAGTTCTTATAACTAGCTTCAGATACAGAGCTAGAGCCAGTAGTCTTAACTTCGATAACTAAGAACTTACCAGTAATCTTATGCTTTAATACTACATCCACATGACCACGATAAACAAAATCGTCAAGAAGAGAGATACGAAAGCTAAGCTCTACAGCCGGTAAATCTTTAAAGTACGCCAGCTCGTAATCTGCCAGTGCGCCAGTGCGAATACTTGCGAACTGTTGAACAGCAAACACAGCAGTCCAGAAACTCTTATTAGATTTAGGCTCCTCATCGTATAAGTCAGAAATATCCCAGGATAAAAGCATCTCAATAACTACACTGTTCCAATCTTTATTCTCCAGCACACATTGAATGCCTACACCTACTGCATGACCGAATGCGAATGTAACAGATTCGGAGCGACCTTCGATAGGAGTAGTAGAAATCTTACTCAACTGGTACTTGCGAGGACAACGATGTAGTGTAGTGCGGGAGGAATAGCTTAGTCGTTTAAGTCTTGGATCAATAATTTGTGTCATAATCCTAAGTCCTCAAGAAGGTTTGTACCTACTTTAATCTTTAGTACTTGCTTAGCAGACTGCGGAGGTTTGTACACTTCGTTGTAAACTATCTTAGTAGGTGCCTGCTCAAACCATCTGCCCTCAGCACCACAATAACTAGTCATAGCAACACCCTGTTTACGCTGCTCCTCACATAATTCATGCAGCAACATCTGTGCGCCAGTAACAAGATTAGTTCCTGATGTATTCTGAGGGGCAAAGCATTTATACTTAGTCCAATCTCCAGAACTATTAGTTCCTACCCACTTACAGTTAATGCAAAACTTAGGCGCCTGAGTGTCAGTGGGTTCCATGAGTTATCTCCTCTGTATACATCTGTAAACTAATACTTGCGTATCTGTCAGTTAGAAGCTTTAACAAATCTGTAACTAATAGTTCCGCACTGTATCCATGATTGTGTTTATATCTCGAGATATTAAAAGCGCCGGATTCGCTGACAGGTTTAAAGTTACTAACCCAGGTATCAGCTGCTAATAGGTTAAGGTTATCTGCTATCTCATAAGAGATAACATCTGGAATAGCTGTAGTGAACAACACCACTGAGCAAGTTCCAAGTATCTTTCCTTTGTACAATATATCTAGTTTTGATTGAGTATGCTCTGTCATAGCTTAGTCGCTCACAGATCAGCTACTGAGATAGCCTTCAAAGACTTTGAGGACTTTTTACTCACTGCTGCTGTAGCTATAATCGTATTCGTTTGCTTCATCAAGCTAGCTACAATGGTTCCAACCTCTTCCGGAGATAGCAGTGTAACAATAGCTGGGTCAGCTCTTAGCGCTGTGTGAATAGTACGCAGCATTGTAGGCATCCCAGGATTAGCTGTAGTTAGCGCTGTTTGTAGCTGTAGTATCTGCTCTTGAAGCTGCTCAGCTGGTGTCATAGTATGATTCCCTTCTTTGCAATCAACCAATCAGCTACATGAATTACATCAGTGAACTCAGTGTTCTGCTGTAGGTATCCGTGTTTACGGTAAATGTAATTAGTGTAACTGAGAGGAAACCAGAACTCAGCAGCAGCTATCTCTAGCTGCACCAGTACTGCCTTCTCTGTCTCATGTAGTATGATACAAGGTACAACCGTGTACCCTTTAATTGCAGGTTTAGGCAGTGGTTTAGCCCTACCTAATTCGTCGAATGGTGTATCATAGGTAGTGTTAGGGTCACGTTCGTTCATGTTTATAACTCCGTTAATAACACTGGCTTAACCAGCGTGAATAGTAATTGATTCTTAACTGGCTTACCTGTGGCATCGCGCGGTACTGTAATAACAAGTGTTGGTTGTTCCGTTCCAGCCAAATCCCATTGCACCTTGTACCCTACATCTTTCCACTTTTCTTTAGTCACAGCTTTCTTAACCCGCTTATGTAAGCTAGGATGAGCAGCTATGATACAGGAACCGGTAGTCTTGATTGCTACCCAGATGCTTTGGTACTTTCGCATAAACAGGTTAAGTAGTGGTTGGTGGAGTTGGTGGAATTAGTTCTAGTATCTCAAATCGCTGTACCTCAGGTGGTCGCAAGAAGTATGTAGCAGTATTAGTTAAGGAGTCAAACTCCATAGTAAGTATCATCTTATCTAGTGGGATACCTAGAGACTTAATAGATTTCTCGCTTCTGTACTTTGTATTAGCTAACCGCTGGCGAAAGTGTTCTGCCTCAGCTTTACAGGTGAAGGCTAAGCGGAACTTAGCTCCAGCAGCTAGTGTTTCATACAGTTCTGGTATGGTAGCAGAGGTAGAAGTAGTCATAAATTATTTCGCTCCAGTACGAGAAGCATTGAAACAGATTCTTTTCGTGTTCTGGTTAGTTGCGCAGAAGTCCTCCGCGATAGCGTAGCGCATATCTGCGGTGAGTAACCAAGTCAGGAAGTCTGCCCGTTCCTCGGCTGACATATTGACGTACTGAGCCTGAATTGCTTCGCTGTTCGCTGTACCGAAATAGATATTGATGGTGAGAAGGATTGTGATGACAGCCCAGCAGATTGCTTTCATAGTTCGCCTTTCGTATTCAGATAAATAACATAGCCGACAAAGATCAGATACGCACCCAGTAGCCAAAGAATATCGGTTGTGGTTATTTCTGTCATGTCTTTCTCCTCAGTTCTTCGATGTTATCTTATGGCTTGTTACAAGTTAGGCACCTAGGGCGGTGTATATCATTCGTTAGGCACATTCAATATGCCTGTCCGCGTTCACCTCAAAACATTTCAATCCGCTTACCTTAGGCCTATCCAAACCTTCGATGTTCGCCGAGCCAGCTTCCATGATGTAGCAGTTCAGTTGCGCCCATTTCAAAAGGTCTTTCATGTCTTCCCTGCCGAGATAGACGTTGCGCGCCTTTTTACCTGTCGCAGATTCAAAAATAACCTGCTGCTCAATTATTTTGTTTTGTATCATCATACACCTCTCCGTGGTTAGAATGCCTAACACGGCATTCAAGGCGGACTGCTTCGCCGCTTCTTGGCGTAGCAACTTTCTGCCATCTTTGTCACGGGCCTTCATCTCCTCGTTTGCTGCTGTCAGCTTTCCGATGGATACTTCCGCCGCTGCCAACTTCTGCTTCAGTTCGGAGTTCTCTTTACCAGCAGTTTCACATCCTGCGCAGTGGTGCGTTTGTCCTTCTTTGGTATCTTGCATCATGGCTTCCTTTCATCTGTTGGTTGCGCTACTTTCCAAGGCTCCAGCAATATAAAAAATCCGTGACTGGTTAGCTTTGTCAGGCCTGTATTGTCTGGATGAGGGTCGAATACCATTTCGCCATCTTTAGCAACGCAAGCATGTATAACATCTGTGCTGCGGCTAGTGTTGCCAGACACTTCATGCCACAGTCCTTTGATTCCATATGCGTCAATATGACACTCAAAATCCTCAATCATGCAATAAGCAATGCCATATGGACGAAGCCACTCGTTAAGGTCTTTTACCCACGTGACAGGATTTACAAATAGCGGCACCTCATCAATCGGCAAATGCAGTAGTGATGCTATTACGGCAGAAAGGCAATTGCCGTGCTTTCCGTTTGATGGATCGTGCAGCACAGTTTGTTTTGTTGGTAACATCTTTAACTCCCTTCCTTGTTAGTCTGCGGGGTGTATGTAGTCTCTGAAATCCTTACCATTTGACTTGTCGCTGCTACCAGCTTCCTTAATCTGCGGCGGTTGCGGGCGGATGATTAGCAACTTTTCAAACCACTCAATTTCATCGTCTGAATCATCCCATCCGACGGGTTTGTTATTTTTACATAGTGATGCTCGACTCCCATAGAGGGCTGGATAGATATATCCATCCGGCTTCTGCTGGCTCATCTCAAGCTGCATCGAATCTCTGCCCGCTTGAAATGCGCGGTCGTAGAAGGCTTGGAGCTCTTCGGGCGTTTCAAATACAATTTCGTCTTTTCTACACTCGTAGAACTCATCAGCTATCACTTGATAAGCCCCGCACTCTTCCGCCAGTTTCAGTATCTCGTTGTTCATTTCATGCTCCTCCTATCTAACGCTTCCACAGCAGCAGCAGCCAGCGCGGCAATCTGCACGTAGCGAGTCCTCGCCTTATCCTCGCTACCCATGCAGGCCATACGCCGCGCCCAGCCGTTGTAGTCGGCGATCATTTCGTGCCAGTCAAGCGGCGTGTAAGCATCATCGCTGAATACTCCGTCCCACTTGCTATGCTGACGAAGTCGTTCGTTAGATACGTCAATCAACACCCTCTCTGTCTCTGTGTCAGCAGCAAACTTCTCCCGCTCTACTGCCAGCGCTCTCTCCAGAGCTTCGGAGGGGAAAGTTTTGGAGAGTGCATCTTTGGCAGTGATGAACACATAGCGGTTCTCTTCCATGTGCTGATCATCCATAATTAACCGTAGCGCCGCATCCTTCTCTTTCAGCAGCGCATCACGCTCTGCTACTTGCTTATACTTCTCCTCGCACAGCTTGGCAAGGCTGTCTACTTCTTGTATCAGGTCGGTCATTTGCCACTCTCCTCTACAATCTTAACCTTGTACTGTAACTTAGAGTCCAGAGGAGTTACTGCCTGAGTTGCGGAGGTAGCATACAGCGTACCCTTCGCCATATCAACTACGAAACAATCTCCACGATTAAGTACATCGGCTACGATGTTGGAGTTTAACAGAAATCCTGTAGGTTTCAGTTTCATCAGTATCTTACCTGAGGATTTAACTCGGCAACAGTTACCGTGAATTATATCTGAGAGAGTTGGAGAGGCTGGAGAACTGGTGGCGAGTAGTAGTTCTAGTTGCATAGACATAATGAGTTGGCTCCATAGTGGTAGTTTGGCTTCAGAGTTTTCAGCAGCTTTGTGAGCCGCTCCAGCTTACGATAGCTTGGTTTGAGACATACAGAAAGTTGGTCTCTTACATGTTAATAGCAGTGGCCACTGTGGGATGCTAAAGGTTCTGTGCGCAATACCTAAAGTGCAAGGTTACTTCTCTACCTATTACTTCTTACAGCACACTAGATTACAACTTGAACTTCATCTAATGTGCTGAGGGAAGTAGTCTGCGTAGCTTTCGCTCTTGTAGCAGACTAGACCTAGGAACTACTACTTACAGATTCTTCAGCAAATCTGCATCCGATGCTTGCAACAGTGCATCAGCCTTGTTCTTCAAGAACTCATAACAATCAACGAACTCTTCGGACTTAGCAGAGCTAGCGAAGTGCAGATCAATTGCTTCACGCAAGAAGGACAGAACAGGCTTGTTACCCTTGACGCTGGAGAGCTTGTTACCCAACAGAGATGCAGCACGAGTAACTTGTTCCGCAGTCTTGCCAGTAACTCCAGGCATAACTTCGATGTAGTCCTGCACATAAGCTTCCCAAGTCTCTTTCGGAATGCCGCCACCGCGACGTGCAGCAGGCTCCAGACGAGAGATATATTCCCAAGACAGTTTGGAGTTATCCAGAGTCTCTTGTGTGATAGCTTCATTCTCATCTACTTGGTTACGTGCCTGATCCAGCACCGGAGTTTGCAGAGTTTCCAGAATCAGGTTAACTTGCTTCTCATCACCAGACTCCAGAATGTTTACCAGACCAGCGAGTGTAAGAAACTTCAGGTTAAGTGCTACGCTGGGGCGCTTGGTTCCGAGTTCTGCATTCTTGCGGAAGTTGAATTTAACTTCCTTCTCTGCGTAAGTAGAGAGAGAAGCAGGTACGTTAATGCCAGTTGTTTGGTCGTTCATGATTGTAGTTCCTTTAGTTAAGTTGTTACTGGTTGAGTAAGAGTATTACGAGTTGCAAGTTACTAGCTAATAACTAACTCGGTTTTCTGAGTCAGGACGCGCATTGTATAGGGGATTGGTTTGGGCGTCAAGTACCAATTTTTTCTGCGTTAGATGATACCATCAGATTCATGATACTCATACTTGTGTACAAGTCTTAGAGTACCTCCGTGCATGTGCCCCATAAGTACGGCTTCAGCCTCCTCCCTAGAGTATAGCCCAAGAAGGTCGTAATAACTCTCTGAGAGAATAACTCTCCAGCGTACAGAGCGGTAAATTGGCTTAGTCACCCTCACCTCTGATACAAACTGCATTAAGTCTGGGTTATCTTTGAAGAATCGTAGTTTAGCTACATCGGTTATGGAGTTGAACTTACCTAGAGGGCGAGTAGCTTTAGATGTTACGAGTTGAAATTGTGGCATGATATTATATCTCCTGCTTGTGTGCTGTAGGATTGCGAGGTACAGAGCGAATGGGGGTAGACCCATCATACTCATGAATGTAATATACATTTGTAGCTGTGTATATCTCTACGTCATGACAGTCCATAGAACCAAATCCGTCATCATAATTGTAATCTAGTAGAGGGGCTGCCTCTTCCCAAGTAAGTATTTTACCTACAAACGGTTTAATAGACGCATCACGCAGCTCAGAAATACGCCACTCGTACTCATAAGGCTCCAGAAGATTTAAAATAACAATAGCTTCTATAACCTCTGAACCTACAGCATGAAGAATGTCTTGTTTAAAGTTAGCCATCAGTGTCTCCTATCAGTTAGTTACAAGTTTAGATTGCATCTCATTACGCTCTTGTTTCCCTTGGAAGTACTTAGCTTTTTCGGCTATAGTATTACCAAGTATCTTCTGTCTTGTAATTCCTTTAACAAATGCATCCGGTGGGCAGATTACGTACAGTGATTCTCTAGCTCTGGTTACTGCTGTGTACAATAACTCTCGTTGCAGCATGGTAGCATGAGACTCATGAAGAATTAGAAACACTTTGCGAGCCTCAGAACCTTGCGCTTTATGTACTGTGATAGCATAACCTAGAGCTAGTTTGTTAACTGCTGCGGCGGAATCTATAGTAACTTCTTCACCGGACTCATGCAGTCGTAGAGTAATAGAGTGCGAGGCTTGTCTGGTTCTATCTTCATCATCACCTCCAGAGAAACTCATAGCATCTAGCATTGCATCTATATCTGCCTCGGTTGGCTCTACAGGTTTGTGGCTTGTAGCGCGTTCGCTAGAGGCTTCTGAGGCTGCCCTATAATTACCCCAGCGATCTAGAAGATTAGATGCAGCTAGGTATTTAGCTCCTACAAAACTTGCATTCATTGCGATACCTGTGATAGTTGCATCCTCTTTCTCATACATAACTCTATCACCTACAGCGAAGTAATGTTTGTCGAAGCCTGCGATAATCTCATGTACCAGCGCACCTGACTTAGCTGTGATGTGTTGTGCGATGTACTTGTTTACTTCATCTGTTCCGAAACTCTTATTAAAGGGAATTAATATCATATCCTCTTCGTAATTGTAAGCTCCTGTATCTATAGCTTGAGAGAAGAACTTAGCAATAGTGAGAACACCTAAATCTACGCTGAGCTTCTTCTTCCATGGATGGAGTTTGAGTTTGTTAGGTACTTCCCACTCAGGTAACTGTTCAGCAGTAATAGGTACACCACTGAGTATGTGATGTGCAAGACGTATGATCGGAGATTCCAGAGCTTGTCGGTAAACTTCAGTAAGCTCTACTACTGAAAGCTCTAACATCTTGTAACCAAGAACTGCAGAGCCAAACACTGGAGGTAATTGTTGAATATCTCCAATGAATATGAATTGTACTGGATGGTGAATAGCTCCGAGTACCTCAGAGAATAGTTCTGTAGATATCATAGAGGATTCCTCAAATATGATAGTACGAATGGAGGTAGACAGTGGTCGAACTACGTTACGAGTTGCCTCAAAACGCATAGTCTTAACATCCTTACCTTGCTCTTCGTCGTACTCTTCGTAATACACTGGTTGGTATTCGAGAAGTTTGTGAATGGTGATACAGTTGTTCTTCATATCTGCTGGCATAACTTTGCGAATGTTATTAACCGCGCGTCTAGTATACGCACAGACTACTACGCCAGGAGTTCCGGATGGTAAGTACTTGTGACCATCATCTGCCATGATACCTGCCATACCTGCGGTTATAAGAGCTTGTACTACACCACGTTGGGAGGTAGATTTACCTGTACCTGCTGCACCAAGAAGTACAAAGCTCTTGCCTGTAGCTCCTAGAGTAACTGCTTCTTGTTGTTTAGAGTTGTATGTGATTACTTCGCCGTGCATTCCTACAGAGTGAGTTAGGTGAGAGAGTACTGGTGCATCTGCAGTAATAACTGTTACTGTAGGCTCTTGTGGAGTGCCTAGTACTTGAGCTTTCTTAGCTCTAGCTTCAGCTAGTAATTGAGCTAAACGTTCTGGAGTGATTGCCATTAGAGTTCCTTGGAGTTAGTTATTGGTTGAATGAGTACAAAGTTACCATTACCAGAAGCTCTGAAACTGCACTTAACTTCAGCAGCTAGCCTCAAGCTTGCAGGAGTACAAGAGCGGTATATCACTGCGTACGTTACTGTCTCATGAGTTATTAATCCGTCACGGATAATATTTCTGATGTATGATGCCTCCCAACGACGTACATAGTATTCGTGTATGTCAAGCAGTTTTTGTTGTGAGGTAGTTAAATCCCACTCATTAGTTAACATGGACAGTACTTTAGATTTAGACAGTCCTTGTTTAGCAAGAGTTAATGCGGAGATAGTTGGCTTAGGCATCACAAATCCTCCACATCAGTATCTACTATAGTTATAGGTGTGATTATCTCAGTAGTAGTTGTTACTCGCACTACAGTGGAGGATGCTGCAGCTAGTTTCTGTGACTGATCCCAACGTATCTTATCTTTCAGATACATAATCTTATTCGGGTAATCTATCAGCTTAGGTTCTTGCGATGGTGCATTATCTGCAAGTATCTTCTGATTCGCTACTTGTACATCTTCTGCATAGTTAATGATACTGAATCCGAGATAGTTGTTATGAGTTGCTATACCATCACGAATAAGTTTCATTACTGCATGAGCGTAAATAGAGCCATGCTCCAGATTATCTTCTAGGTGATCCAGTAACTCGCGCATGTCATCTACATCTAAGCGCCAAATATGGGTCGGAGATTTAGAGCAGGTGATAAGTATCTGCTTCCAGTAATCGCAGAGAGGTATAGTAACTCCGTTAACTGTAGTGGAGAATGTAGGAAACTCAGCTGACAGTGTTGCCCAATCAGCAAGTATTCCTGCGAAGTCATGTAACTCTTTCTGTTGATCTTTGATTAACCTTTGCAGTGTATCTTCTTTACGCATCATGAGTTGATTGCGTGTTAGTTCTTTGTACCCGTTCTCGAAGTCGGAGCGTGCGGAATTCCATGCAGCTATCCAATTTCGCACATTATCAAGAGATGCTGTATCTTGTGAGATACACATGCGAGGCATCGCTAGGCGAGGATGGATGATAGTATGAGTCCAGCCTAGAATATCTAGTAATGCTTCCATGTTAAGCTCACAAACAGCTAGAGTAGGTCGAGCGTAGGTAGTGAACTCTACCAGACCTGAAGAATGCAGTAGAGCCAGGAAGTACAGTTTAGTATCTATCTCTGTCATAGAACGATTTAACCAGCGAGATAGTAACCGCTCGGAAGTTAGTTGTTCATATGTAAGATCAAATACTGGATGATGCAATTCACCTTCTGTGAAGTTGTAGGGGAAGTATTGTATATCGAATGGTATGCCTGATTTAGCACAGATAGCGTGAGCCATAAGCTGTTTACCTTACCTTTCTATTGTGTCCATAGCGGGAGGGTTCCCACAGTAATCACTAAAGATACTTAATGATTACTATGTGAAGCCTACACTACATTTAAATCTTCCCCATCTGTACCATCTTCTTCTACCAGTTTCATAGTAGACAAATTTACTGCATAGTATTCCTGTGTAACAACACAGTTCATAACCTCCAGTATATCATCTGTTGCAAAAGGTACTTCACCAGTACAAGGGCATATAATATATTTAGCCATGATTACTTACCTCCACCTCTCTGTGCCGCTGTTCTAGTATCCTTGATACTCAGTACGCGTACTCGGTGAAACCCTAGACGTTTACCAAGCTCTTGCATGAGAGTAAATGCAGTGTTCCAGTTACCGAGCATGTCTATTGTAACTCCGTCAGCTGTTACATTATAGATACGACCGGAGGTGTCAGGATGGATTGTAGCAGTGTTAGTGTTGTTAGTCATGATTAGTCTCCTAAGTTATTAGTGTGAGTATGAGTATGAGTATGAGTGATAATATCTACTAATCTCTATTATCCTCCCAATCTGTTACCTGTTTAGTATCACAGATAAAACGATTCCAGAGGTCATGCAATAGTTCTGGAACCAGTGGAGCTATCACTACCCAGAAGTATGAGAAACAAAATAGAGTTACCAGCCAACCAGAGAGAACTGCTAGAAACTCTAAGTCAGTCAGATTGATTGAGTTTGTCATGTTATACTATCCCTTCGTTTGTGTCAAGAGGCGAAAAATCTTGCACAGTAGATTGCAAGAATAGTTGCTCTTGTTCTTGTTGTTCTGCTAAGAGTGTATCATCAATGAGGTCAGCGAGTGTTAGCTCTACTGGTACAGTGTGATGAGTTATGATACCGGAAGGTGATACTGAGGTATGAATACGTACAGTATCACTGAGTGTGGAAAGCTGTAATTTGGTGTTAGGCATGATTACTGACCTCTCTTTAATAAGTAAGTACAGTTTCAATTATGCGAAGCTTGTAAGCAACAGCATAAGCAACAGCATAAGCAGCAGCATCAGCAGCATTAGCAGCATTAGCAGCATTAGCAGCATAAGCAACAGCAGCATCAGCAGCATTAGCAGCAGCAGCATTAGCAGCATCAGCATTAGCAGCAGCAGCATTAGCATTAGCAGCATTAGCAGCATAAGCAGCAGCAGCAGCAGCATAAGCAGCAGCAGCAGCAGCAGCAGCAGCATCAGCAGCATCAGCAGCATTAGCAGCATTAGCAGCATTAGCAGCATCAGCAGCATCAGCAGCATCAGCAGCATCAGCAGCATAAGCAGCATTAGCAGCATTAGCAGCATAAGCAGCATAAGCAGCAGCATCAGCAGCAGCATCAGCAGCATTAGCAGCATTAGTAGCATAAGCAACAGCAGCATAAGCAGCATTAGCATTACCTAGTGCTATGTACTGTGTAGCTGCTTCTATAGCTTTTCTCGGTCTAGTGTCTGAAGGGTACTTACTCTCAAATATATTCAATACATCCTCAGCGAAAGCTATAGCTATAGCTACGCATAACTGTTTATTACCTGTTTTAGTTAAACACCAAAG